GAGCGCCGAAGCTTGGGTGTTGGCAAACCCCGCAATAGGGCACACATTGAGCATCGCGGTTTTGGAAAGCGAAGCACAACAACCAAACAGAAACGCATTTTTGCGCTCAAGCGTAAACCTATGGACTGCGAGCGCTAACGGCTGGCTGCAGCCCGGCATTTGGGATGAGCTTAAAACATCCGAGCCAATGCCAAAAGGCGGTGTGCTTGCCATCGAGCAATCACAAGATGAAAGCCGATATTTGGGTGTGCGCGCAGCGTTAAACAGTGCCGGCAAAATCCAAGTTTGTTTAGAGTTTGTTAAAGACACTTTGCAGGATTGCTGGCAGGCAGTTGAGCAAGCATGCCAAGACCAAACCACCCGCCTACTGATCACACCCGCTTTCGAGATGAGTTTGCCACCCAAGTTTGCGCGCCGCTCATCAATGGTTGGCAATCGAGAGCTGCAACGCTGGACCGCAGCCACCCGCGCCGCCATCCTAGAAAAACGCATACAGCATGACGGATCAACACTGTTTGCACAGCATGTTGAAAGAGCGGTAGCGGTAAAAAATCAGGGTGCGGTTACTTTGTCATCAATCCGATCACCCGGACCAATTGAGCTTGCCCGCTGTTTAGTGTTCGCCACAGCGATGGTTTCGAAGCCGGCAAATGTGGGCAAGCCCACGATCATTTATTCAAACGGCTAACATCGTAAGCGGGTAGCTGCCGAGTGAAACTTTCTCGGATTACTGCGGCAGCTACCTATCACAAACAACAAAGCATTTGTAGGGCATAATTGGCGCATGGGAATTTTCAACCGCACAACACAAAAAGCGATGATCAGCGAGCAACCTAAAAAAGCGGCTGCTGCGGGTGCGATGATGCCGGCAACAAACAACTCAGGCGCGGGCATGGTTGGTGTTTACTATTCCTACTTTGAGGGCACTCAGAGACAGGTTGCGATGAGCCAACCCACCATCAGCCGCGCTCGAGACCTGCATTGCAGCACGATCAGTTGCATGAATTTGCGGATGTATAACGAAGTATGGAACAGCATCGAAGAAAAAATGCAAAAAGTTTTTATTGCGCCACGCAGCTGGCTACGCAAAATAGATCCAGCTGTGCCAAATAATTTCATACTTTCATGGACAGTTGACGATCTTTTTATATATGGAAGAAGCTTTTGGTATATAACCTCATTTTCTGCTGATGGCTATCCAGCGAGCTTCACGCGGCTACCAGCAAACCTTGTGCAAACACTCGATCAACCCGGACCAATTTTTTATGCACCATCAAAACAAATCATTTTTCAAGGCGGCGAGCTTGATGCAAAAAATGTTGTGCAATTTCTTTCACCAATTCAAGGCATCGTTTACATGTCAGAAAAAGCAATTGCAACCGCAATCAAATTAGAAAATGCTCGCTATCGAAACGCAAGCTCAGCGATCCCGGCAGGCGTTTTGCAAGTGCAACCAAATTCTGAGCCGCTTTCACCACAAGAGCTTTCAGATCTTGCTGCATCGTTTAACGCGGCGCGAGCCACAAACCAAACAGCCGCGCTTTCGCCTGAGGTGCATTACATCGAAACGGCTACTTCGCCGGACAAAATGCTTTTGATTGCAGCCAGCGAATATCAAAGCGCAGATCTGTGCAGGCTCACAAACATCCCGCCTTACTTGGCTGGCATCAGCGTTGGCTCATACAGTTACCAAAACAGCAAAGAAAGCCGCGCAGATCTTTGGTCTTTCGGCACTCGAGCATACGCAGATTGCATCGCTAGCACACTTAGCCAAGATGCCTATCTGCCACGCGGCACATTTGTCGAATTCAATACTGAAGAATACCTTGAGAGCGATTATGAGCCATCAAACGAAATGCCAAATACACAACGCAACGATGAGATAGGATCACGAACATGATCAGATTTACCCCCAAGTCATTGATCACGGTTGATGCGGCAGCGGCAGAGGGCTCGCCGCGCCGCTCAATCAGTGGTGTCGCAGTTACCTATGACGAAGTTGCAACTGTCAGCGATGGCACACAAGTTAAAATTTTGCAAGGCGCGCTGCCGGTAGATGGCAGAAACCCAAAGCTTTACATGCAGCACCAAAGCGATCTGATCATTGGGCAAGTGGTTGAGCGCGTGGACACAAACGAAGGCATGCTTTTCACAGCCAAAATCAGCGCCACAACTTTGGGCAACGATGCGATGGAAATGGTCAAAGATGGCACAATTGATGCCGTTTCGATAGGGATCAATCCAACCAAATTCAGCTATGACGATGATGGCGTGATGATCGTAGAAGCCGCTGTGTGGACCGAGCTAAGCCTTGTGTCTCAGGGCGCTTTCGAGGGCGCGGTAATAACTGAGGTTGCTGCGAGTATCCCACAAACCGAGCAAAGTTTAGATAATAATGAAAAGCAAGACACAACAAATGAGGAAAACAACATGAGCGAAAAAATTGAAAATCCAGTAGTTGAAGCAGCGCAAGCAACCACAGAAAAATTGTGGGCTCAACCAAAACGCGAATTCAAACTGCCATCAGCCGGTGAATTCATGGCTGCATATCACATTGGCGGCGACACTTTTAAAAACATGAACGCAGCTGTGCATGAATTTGCACAAACACAGCGCACACCATTGCAATTTGCAGCGGGCGATGTTTTGACCACAGACAATTTAGGGTTATTGCCCGTTCCAGTTCTCGGACCTTTGGTGCAGGATATCAACTTCCTTAGACCAGTTGTAAACGCAATTGGCGCTCGAGCATATCCGGATGGCGGACAATCAAAAACATTTGTGCGCCCAACGATCACAACGCACACAAGCGTTGCTGCACAATCGCCTGAATTGAGCGCAGCATCAGCCACAACAATGGTTATTGCTGCGAACACAATCAGCAAAACAACTCTTGCTGGACAAGTAACACTTTCAATTCAAGACATTGATTTCACAAATCCGGCAGCAATGCAACTAATCCTTAATGACTTGATGGGCGAATACATGCTTGCATCGGACAACCTTGCAGCTGACGATTTGCTGACTGCAGCAACTTCATCAGGTGTTTGGGATGGCACAGTAACAGATTTGCTCACATCGGTTTACGATGCGGCAAACGATGTTGCAAGCGGCAGAAACTGGATGCCAACACACATGTTCGTTTCAGTTGATGTTTGGGCACAGCTCGGCAAACTTGTAGATGGCAATGATCGTCCAGTGTTTCCATTTATTGCTAACGGTTTGTCAGGTCAAAACGCACTTGGCTCACAATCAGCAGTTTCATGGCAAGGCAACCCGCTTGGCTTGCAACTTGTAGTTGATAGCAATTTTGCTGCCAAAACAATGATCATTACTCGAGTAGGTCAAGGCACAGGCGATGCTTACGAATTCTACGAAAGCATCAGAGGCTTGATGAGCGTTGAAGTGCCAGCCACACTCGGACGCACAATGAGCTTTCACGGCTATGTTTCAACCTTTGCCGCAATCAGCGGCATGATCCGCAAGATCACACAGGCTTAGCCTTAGGCGGGCAAACCGCTCATGGCTACATACAACACAGCGAGCAAGCAACTACTAGATAACTATGCGGTAGTTGCTACGCTCGAGCCATCACCCATTGAAGTAGGGCAATCAGTAACAGTTGCAAGTTTGGGTGTGCCTTTTAACGGCACTTTCACGGTGCTTGCATGCCCACAATTTTTATTTACTGGAATTGATGGCGACACAGGCGAGTTTTTGTATGACATTAACGAGCCAGTGCCCAATCAAATTCTTTACGCATGCACAGGCGATGATGTCGAATTTGTTGCAGACTATGCCGGCGTTATCACCTACACACAAACATGCACATGGATCACAGCAACGGATATTGAGGATTGGCTTGGCATAGGCACAGCAACGGCAGCTGATACAGCATTTCTGACGCAATGCGCGGCAGCCGCAAACGCATTTTGTTACAGGCGCAGACAAGAGGCAAATTATTTCGATAGCCTTACAACATCGCCCAGTGGTGATGTAACGCTGGGCACGATCATGTATGGCGGCAATCTTTACCGGCAGCGCGGCGCGGTAACAGACTTTGCAAGCTTTGATGGCATGGCGGCAGGCGGCACAAACGGGCTATCACCAATGATCAAACAGCTATTAGGCGTAAACAGGGCAACGGTTGCCTGATGCCAGTTGCCTACACAGACCTATTCAATGTCGCGCTCGACAATCTCACAACAAGCATTGGCGCAATCTTGGGCATCAGCGTGGTAAACGATCCACGAAACGCAAACCCGCCATGCGCTTTCATAGATGCACCCAGCTTTACAGGCTGGAATTACAACATAGTCAAAATGGCTTTTCCGGTGCGCCTAATAACGCTCGGACCGGGCAATCTTGACGCACAACGCAACCTTTTGAACATGATGAGCAAACTATTGCAAGCCAATCTAGGCATCACGGACGGCAGACCAACCGTAGCGATCATCGGCGGCGCAGAGTATCCCGCCTATGATGTAACTGTAAACATGCAATCACAAACGGCTTAAAGGTAAAACATGGCAACCTACATTGTTACTAGCGACAGGCTCGCAGGGTTTAAGCGCGGCGATCAAATACAAGCCAGCGACATAGATGGCAACATCGAGCATTTGCTTGAAGCCGGGCACATATCCCCACAGGCATCAAAAAAATCTGCTAAAACTAAAGACACAGACACAGCAAAGGAATAACACAACATGGCAACTACGGTTTATCTCAGCAACCCGGCACTCACAATAAACAGCGTTGATCTCACGGATCAGGCAACAAGTGCAACTTTGACATTTGCCTATGATCAACTTGAAACAACCGCATTTGGGCAAACCGCTCGAAGCTATGGTGCTTCATCAGTAACATCACTGCAAAACAACACATTTGAAGTTGAGCTTTATCAGAGCTATGCAGCGAGTGAGACAGAGGCGAGCATTTACAGCTTGGTTGGAATTCAAACAACAATCACGATTTCACCAACCGCAGCTGGACTTGCAACACCAAGCGCCACAGAACCAAAATACACTTTGACAGGCGCTTATCTTTCGAGCCACACGCCAATTTCGGCAAGCTTGGGTGAGCTAAGCACAGTAACGCTCACTTTCACGGGTGGCACACTCACCAAAGCTGTGTCATGATCTCGCGGCTTAAGCCGCTGAGAAATACAAACGCAAGACCGCGAGAGCGAAGCCTTGCCCGAGAAAAGGAAAACTAAATGCAATTAACGCTTAAAGCCGTATTCACTGACGGCACAACGCAAACCATTGAAACCAACTTGGCAACCGTAGTTGCTTGGGAAAGAAAATATAGGCGCAAAGCTTCCGAGATGGCATCCGGCATTGGTGTCGAGGATCTTGCATTTTTGTGTTACACAGCATCACAAAAAGCGGGTGTTACTGTGCCGGCAACACTCGATCTCTATATTGACAAGCTGCGAAACATTGAAGTGGTGGATCAAAACATCCCAAAAGCAGGCGAGGATCTCTGAGATATGCGCTGGCTGAAATCTTGGTTGCCACAGGGTTTTGGGGTGCTGAAACATTTGAAATTGACGATGTGAACACTGTGATTGAGATCCTTAACAAACAAAGCCGAGCAAAATAATGGCTTACACGGCGCGCATTGAGGTGCATGGCATCAAAGAAGCATTGGCTGAGCTGAACAGCTTTGATCCGAAATACCGCAGGCAAGTAACAAAAGACATTGTTACAGCCGGGCAAAAAATTATTGTTAGCGCTCGAGACATGATCAAAAACTTTGATAACAGCGAAGGCAACGGCGCGCCGCTTTCAGGCATGTATAAATCGAAGCTGGTAAAAGGGCGTGATGTGTATTGGGATAACAACACGGTGCGCGCAGGCTTCAAAGTAAAAGTGGGTGCAGCCGCACAAAAGCAAAGGCTTGTTACTTTCAAAGACAAATTTGATCCGGAAACAAACCCGCGTGAAAGCCACAATGTTTTATTCAAAGCCAAACCTTATCAACTGATGGTGATCCAACAAAAGGATGCTGCCGGCGCTATCTATGACCATGCCGGTAGGCGGACCAAAGGCATATTTGTAACAAATCTAAATGCCGAAGTTGGTTTAGAGCCACGCGCAATTGATCCAGCTGTGGACATGCACAAAGAAACAGTTGAGCGCGAAGTCTTAGCAGTATGTGAAAAAGTTATGGAAAGATTAAACAGAAATTTGCAGGTGCGCTATGGCAATTAACATCCCAATAATCTCGAGCCTTGATAGCAAAGGATTTGAAAAGGCGGCGCTCGAGTTTAAAAGCCTTGAAACAAACAGCCAAAAAGCTGGGTTTGTCATGGAAAAGGCTTTTTTGCCGGCTGTGGCTGCGCTTGCTGGGTTGGCTGCCGCTGCCGCTTTTGGTGTTAAAGCCGCAGTAGAAGATG